ACGCCTCCGTACCTGGGCTGTGCCCAGTTTACTCTTCGCTTTTTCTATAATTTGTGTCCACTATCTTCAAATTGTTTTGTAAGACACTTTGTTCTAAAACTACTTTGCCTTTCTTATTAATCTTGTTGACATTGTAGTAATTAGAATTGGTATTGATTCCCAATTCACTGGCATAAAAATTTGAACCACCAGCGAAAAATTTATCTGTCATGGCTATATCTACTTCGGAGTATCTATCAACTTCTTTAAGTATTTTGTAGTATTCCTCCAACTCGTAGGATGTGATCCCATACTTATCCCCTAAAAATTCGTGGAATAAATCGTCGAAATTCATTTTCCTTGAATCAAATTGTCTTGAATCACTCCTATCGTTATGTTCATTCTGATCTGCAAAGTTCGCCTTTGTTCCATTAGGTAATAATCTAAAGATAGCCTTTGCATAATCACCAAAGAATTTGATGTCGGCACATGATGCTTTAATATTCAATGCATCAGCCATGAGTAATGAATCATTCATTGCACACATCTCATCAAGTTTGTTCTTCTTATTATTGATTGTAAACGGGGTGAGTTGTAGAAATCTCTCTGGTTTCCTAACCATTTTGAGTTCCCCTGTGCTAGGATCTTCTAAGAAGTAACAGGACAAATATTCCGCACCATGTATGCTTTTAAACACCTCAAATATTTTTGCCACCTGACCCAAACCATGTTCTATTTTATTGTCGGCTGAATCAGTGTATACATATTTCTTAGCAGTTTCTATGAATGAGTGTAGCAATGATTTCTTAATAAAGATGATTTGATCATCGCCTGCTGCTTCATGCTTAAGTTCTTTCCAGTTTAACCCCATTTTGTAATATATGTATCTGGCAAATAATAATGATCTGGTTGTATTGCCTTGTGATGTGTTCATTCTACCAGTCATCTGAGTACCTTCGATGGAATATTGGAAAAATTCTGAATTAATAACATAATTTATTGTTTCCACGACACTGTTTAGGTCTTCCATTCTACAATAATCTGCTATTTCTGGGTGTCTTTCCATGAATGCTTTCATTATCGGTATGTCAACAGCTTGCTGTAATTCTTTATGTTGTGTGGAATCAAAAGCTGATCCGTCTATGCATAATACGCTATAGTCCCACATACCGTCTATCCAACTTTTAAATTTAGCACATCGTTTTTCTGCGTCCATGCCACTACCAATCCCACCGTCACATGATTTCTGAACCTTCATTATATGATCTATCAATGGTCCCATTAAAACTTTGGCAGATGGTCTCTGTGCTGTTATATTTCTGCACTTCACCCAAGCTGATAGTTTGTGCCAAGCGGCAAAAACTTTCTCGTCCCATTTAACGTGCATTTTCAATTTGTTGTCTATAGGCTTTCCCTCGTCGTATTCTTGTTTGGCCTGTATGTACTCGGCCTTTTGTCCGCCTTTCTTAGTGTCCAACCATTCTTGGAAAGAAATGGTCCCAAAATCATGATCAAGTAGATAAGGAATGTAGTATTTCGCCACGAATGTCTTAAAATCTTCTACAACATGGGCTTCTGGCTCCACTTGACACGATAATTGTCTGTATACAGCTTCTATTTCACTATTTACGCAACCGTGTACGTGACTAGGATAGTTCCTTCGAACATTACAACCATTAAGTATGAAACCTTTTTGTATAAGTCTTTGGTTGAATTTTGCTTTACACTCGCACCTTGTACCGGCTGTTTTGACGAGTTCTTCCAATTGAATAGGAATTCTAGTTATTCTCATCCTTTTCTTATGCTCATTGGCCTTTCTGGATCTCTTACCCTCTTGGTATAATTCATAGATGAATCCAGCAAACATAGCTATATTGTTGGAACTGCAGTTACTTGGTATGATTAGAAATTCTTTGCCTACTTCTGCTGCAAAAATTGTGCTGTTCCAAAGACAATAAAGTATAAGGGCTGCCATCCAATAAACCGTCTTATCGTTGATATTGTAAACCAAAATGGCTTTGGTGCATGCCACACCCACTACAACCATGAAGAAATGGAAGAAAATATCAAATGCGTAGTGATATAGGAAGAGTGGTATATTAACTACATAGTCTCCAGCTAATAGTAAAGTAACTAGTGAGTATATGGAAACAATAAACAAGCATAATAAATAAATAACTATGAATAGCAAACTAACTAATCTAAATAGTGTTGTTGCGCTTGTTTTGTAGTTATACATTTTGTTTTTGAAAAATTCTAATGACACTCTCCAATTAAATCCCAAATTGAAATAAGCTATCCCTTGTTTAATATTGAGCTTCTGACTCTCATACAGTGGTCTGAAAGTTTTGGTGGACATTTCATGGGATTGTTCTATGGCCTTTCTTCTCAATTCAACTATTGATGTAAACACTCCGCCTAGGCAAAAGTTGATGCAGAAGAATATGTAGAATACTATCCAATCATACGTTTTCATGATTGGTGTTCTGGCGGGTCGTTGAAAAACAGGCATATCGTCTAATTTGTCACAAATATTCCCTATGGTATCATCAAGTTTCTTCACGGCTTGATCTTTGTTGTCTAGTAACAAATTGACTGTATCCAGTGCTTTGGAAATCTGAGATTCTTTAAAAGTATCAGCTTTGTTGGCCAGTTGGATTATGGGGGCCTCTAGTGCTCTGGTTATGCTTAACTTGAGACCGGCGAATATATTGGTGGCTAGTATGACAAACTCTAAAGCTACTTGAGGGTCCGTGGTTTCACTATGTTCCCTCACAAAAGTCTGATACAAATTAAGTGTATTGTTTACATTAATATCCGCTCTTATTTTTGAGATTAGGCTGTTTAGGATACTAATATCTATTGATATTTTGGCGTTGTATTTGGTTGCTCTATGATCAGAGAAAAGCTTCATAATATCATCTTCTGACCTGCCGGTTACGTAATATATTTGTTGATCTATCACAACATACGATTTGGCATTTTCAGCTGAACCAAATGTCATCCAGCTATGTTGTCCGCCCTTACACTTAAAACCGAACCATTTTGATAACTGCGTCAAGCCATCTTCGGTTATGAATTCTCTTGCCTGCGTGTATTTGTTCCTATCTACATGAGCTAATTCTTCTTCAAGATCGTAGAAGTTCTTAACTGCCATTGGGTAATCTACGTATCTTGGATTGTAGTCTAGTGAAAAGATATTATAGCTGTAATTGTCATCTACTGGACAATATGATTTATTATCAAGACTCCAGGGACCGTCTACATATTTCCCGGAAAGTTCTGAATCCCTGTATACTCGGATATCACCTAATCTTATATGGTCGTGTTCATATCCTGTTCTGTTACCTCTGACGTACATTGAAACATTCCTAGTACTTGTGCTTAAATAAGCCTCTCCGTCTAAAATTTTCTGGTCCTTGCATTTCTCGGAGAAGACACCACAAGTAAACATACATTCCGTCACAATTCCCATTTCTCTTAGCAACAAAATTTTTTCCTGGACTCCTGGAATGACATCATCATAATAGAAAGAATCCACGCCCGTGATCACTACTGGCATCCTCTCATTCCTAGCTTTTTGGATCAACGGGAAGAAATGGTCACACTCAGTGGATTCAATACCACAATAGCAGTACTCCACGTTTTCGACCAGAGGTAAATCTTTGGTGTATTTCTCTCTCCTATTAAGGTCTTCCAAAGATCCTGGGATGACTTTGTTAATCGAGAAACAATGTGCTTCTTTCTTAATGTTTCTCTGTAAATTGTCTCCCACTCCTATTCTATAATATCCCGCTGGATATTTGATTGCTAACATTGAGAACATCACACTTTCGAAATATGTTCTTAGCAATTGTCCTAATGGATGCGGGTGGTTTGAATTATTTTTCCTACCAAATTTACTGTCCTTGAACAGTTCCATCCTGGATACTTTTGCAATGAGATTGTCTTGGATGGAGTATGTTTTGAAAAGCCCCGTGGCCACATTGAAGTTGTCAACACACAATTTGATTGGTTTGATTTGACAAACATCTTCGATGGGTATTTCATTTTCTTCTTGTTGTGGTCTCCTGAATAGGAAGTTTTTCAGTGCTCCTAACATCCTAGAGAAGGCTGATGGTTGTACTGGTTCGTCCACAACTGGCTCTACGGCAGCTACCGGCTGTGCGGGAATAATTGCTACGTTCGGAATTGCTTGAACAGCAACAGCTGGTTGAGGAATAGCAACCACTGGTATGATTGGTGCTGGTTGAACTACTCCGACCATGGCCACATTCTGAGGAATGATCTCAAATGCATTCACATTATTTTGAATGTTCTCATGTCTTCTAATTCCCTCTATGACCTGGTTCACCACTCTGTCCATAACTAATTCTCTCACAGGGGGGTTTTGTTGGACTTGTGGGTTTTCAACAATCGGATTTTCCACTTCCACAACCACTGGATTCTCTATAGGTTGTGCTACATTTTGTGGGACTACTATCTCTACTGGATTTCCCTGATGATTTGGTGCTATAACACTCAATTTGATGAAGTCTGGTCTCAACAGTGGATTAATACCGGGTGACATTGGGTATTGCTTAGAGGTATAAAACTCTAAGAACTTCTCATATACGCCTGCTGGGATGCTTGAAACTGGGATTTCCTTGATGCACTCATCAGTCGTCAATTGTCTTCCCCCAGGTATAAAAGCGTTAATCTTGGTGATTTGACCAACAAATCTAAAAGCCATTGATCTTGGAAAAACTATCTCGTCTTCTTCCAAATCTTCTAGAGCTATGTTGGGATTATACTCATCATCCACATCTTCATCGGCCCCATCATTATATACTGGGTTTTCGGGCCTGATTTCAACTTCACCACTTATCATAGGTGATATGTTCATGTAGTAGTTAACTTCTCCGATTTTGATGGCATGACTATTTGGTAGACTCATATCCTTAGTCATAACCAATCTGGTATACATAATCAAACCTGGCGATACGCCACGTTGTCTGTTCCAAAGAATGGTATCTTTACAATCGGGGTGGAAACAGTTACAAATAGAATCGCCTATGGCGAATATTGACTCGTACTTTTCCTCTTTTGACCATTGTGTTATAGAATAGGTTTGGCAAGTGTTACAAAAGTCTTGATATAATTTCGATCTGTAATTGGAGTTCTCGTTTAAAACAACAAATTGACTAAAAGTTAGATTATTTTCGTAGTTGAAAATCTTTGGGGAAATATCATACCAATTTTGGAGACTGACAACATAGAATTTTGTGTTCAATGTTGTTGCTCCATAAGCTTTTCTGATCTCAGCGTTCTCACAATTTTGAGTTGCAAGAACGAAGCCTCTCACTTCGCAGTGAACGGGCTTGAGCTCTTCGGTTGTTTGAATAACCGCCGCTCTCTTATTTGAATCTAT